GGAGGAGATCGAGGGTGCCACTTCGATAGGTGACCCCGATTGCGTCCTGCGTGATCCCTACATGGTAGAATATGATGGAGATATCACCCCATGGCCTCCCCATTCAAATGATCGGGAGGTGATTGTCAGGTCTTCTGACATCACCACCCTTGTGAACCCAAGCACTAAACTGCTTGCCCTTTATCTTACCAAAATTGATCCGCCAAAGTCTGAATGAAGTTTTACACAAACGTTGAACAAGCTGGCAATCGTTTGCTGGTCCGTGGTTATGAAAATGGCAATCGCTACAGCGTGAAGGTTCCTTTCAACCCCACGCTGTACTTGCCTACAAAGAACTATTCTGAATGGCGTACCCTTGAGGGTGATTGCGTGGAACCACATAAGTTTGGTTCTATTACTGAGGCACGAGATTTTGTAAAGCAATACAAAGAAGTAGACGACTTTGAGATCTATGGCAATACTCGCTTCCTTTATCAATATATTGCTGAAGAACACCCAGAAGAAGAAGTTAAGTTCGACAGTAATAAGATCCGTGTATTTACAATCGATATTGAAACTGCTGCCGAAAACGGTTTCCCTAACGTTGAAACTGCCGATCAGGAGATCCTTGCCATCTCTATCAAAGACAGCTTCACTGGTCGAATTACTGTGTTCGGGGCACGACCATTCAATAACAAAGACCCCATGGTGGACTACATGCATTTCCGCCATGAAGAGAGCATGTTGGGAGCATTCCTTGAATTCTGGCAAGCAAACTTTCCAGATGTGATTACTGGTTGGAACGTTCAACTGTTCGACATGCCATACATTCACAATCGTATTGATCGTGTAATGGGTGAGAAGTTCACTAAACTTCTGTCACCATGGAAACTTGTATCGAAGCGTGAAATCTTTATCAAGGGTCGTAAGCAGTTTGCCGTAGATACTCTTGGCATCTCTACTCTAGACTACCTTGAGTTGTATAAGAAGTTCACTTACACCAACCAAGAGAGTTACCGTCTGGATCATATCTGTAACGTAGAACTTGGCGCCAAGAAACTCGATCACAGCGAGTTTGATACTTTCAAGGAGTTCTATGAGAACGACTGGCAAAAGTTTATTGAATACAACATTCATGACGTTCGCCTGGTGGATCAACTAGACGACAAGATGAAGTTGATTGAACTTGCCTTCACTATGGCATACGACGCCAAGGTGAATTATGAAGATGTGTTTAGTCAAGTTCGGATGTGGGATAACTATATCTATGTGGAGCTGTTGAAACGTAAGGTCGCTATTCCTCCCAAGAAAGAAGCAACCAAGACGGAGAAGTATGCAGGAGCGTATGTCAAGGAACCGATACCTGGGTTTTATAATTGGGTGGTCAGTTTTGATCTCAATAGCCTGTATCCCCATCTTATTATGCAGTACAATATCTCGCCAGAGACACTCACCGAACGTCGCCATCCCAGCGCAAATGTTGAGGGGTTCCTAAACAAAGAGATTGAACTGGATACTGAGTATTGTGTTGCTGCTAATGGCGCACAGTATCGCAAAGACATTCATGGTTTCCTGCCTCAAATGATGCAGAAGATGTATGATGGTCGTGTGATCTATAAAAAGAAGATGCTTGTTGCTAAGCAGCAGTATGAGAAGACACCAACTGTCGAACTCATGAAAGAGATTGCCCGCTGTAATAACATTCAGATGGCAAAGAAGATTTCTCTGAACTCTGCCTATGGTGCTATTGGTAACGAGCACTTCCGTTATTACAAGTTGGCAAATGCTGAAGCGATCACCTTATCTGGTCAACTCTCTATCCGTTGGATTGAGAACAAAATGAACCAGTATCTAAATAAGGTATTGAAGACTGGTAATGTTGATTATGTTATTGCTTCTGATACTGACAGCATCTATCTCAATATGGGTCCTTTGGTTGAAAAGATATACGAGGGACGAGAGAAAATTAGTGAGAAAGTTGTTGGGTTCCTTGACAAGATCTGTCAAATGGAACTTGAACCTTATATTGAAAGTTCTTACCAAGAACTGGCAGACTATGTAAATGCCTATGACCAGAAGATGCAGATGAAGCGAGAGAACATCGCCAATCGTGGCATCTGGACTGCAAAGAAGCGATACATTCTCAATGTATGGGACAGCGAAGGAGTTAGATACAAAGAACCCAAGATGAAAATTATGGGTCTTGAAACTGCTAGGTCTTCAACTCCAGCATATTTCCGAGACAAATTGTATGAAGCCTTCAAAATCATTATCGGCAAAACAAATGATGAACTCATCGGTTTCATCAATGATGTCCGCAATGAAACCAGAAAGCGACCCTACAACGAAGTTGCTTTCCCACGAGGCGTCAACAATCTGGCAAAGTATAGGCACCCCCATGAGATCTACCAGAAGGCAACCCCCATTCACGTAAGGGGAGCTCTACTTTACAATCACTACATCAGGAAATACAAGATTGAAAACAAGCATCCTCTCATTCAAGAGGGTGAAAAAATCAAGTTCATGTATTTGAAAACTCCCAATCCAATTCATGAAAACTGCATTAGTTTCTTTGGCGATCTGCCGCATGAATTTGGACTTGAGAAGTACGTTGACTATCAGACACAATTTGAAAAGTCGTTCCTCGAACCTCTCAAAAATGTGCTACAATGTATTGGATGGACACACGAGAAAAAAATTTCTATCGGGAGTTTCTTTGAATGAATGTCTGGGTTGTGAGTTGGACCAATCATGTTGTAGGGCAGATTGGTCCAGATAACATCAAATGTTTTGACGAGTATGAGACCGCCAGAGCATTTGCTAAACTGATGAGTAACAATTACTCGTATGTAAACATGTATGAAGATGAGGTAAAACAATGGGATTCCTAGATACTATAGTCAAAGATAGCGGCAATGAGTTTGCTGGTTTTGTTAGCGACGGGGTTGCTGCTGGCGACATTACATCTTACGTTGATACTGGCTCTTATATTTTTAATGCCCTTGTTAGTGGTTCACTGTTTGGAGGTCTTCCTTCCAACAAGGTTACTGCCTTGGCAGGAGAATCAAGCACGGGAAAGACTTTCTTTGCTCTTTCTGTCGTTCGTAATTTCCTTGCTGCTAATCTTACTGGCGGCGTCATTTATTTTGAAAGTGAATCTGCAATTTCTCGTGACATGATTGAAAGTCGTGGAATTGATAGCAAGCGTATGATCATCATGCCTGTAGGAACAATTGAAGAATTCAGAACACAAGCTTGTCGTATTCTCGACAAGTATATGAAAGAACCAAAAGATGAGCGTGTGCCCATGCTGTTTGTTCTTGACAGTCTTGGTATGCTGTCCACTAGCAAAGAGATGGAAGACGTTGCCAACGATAAGCAAGTTCGTGACATGACTAAATCGCAACTTATCAAAGGTGCCTTCCGAGTGCTTACCCTGAAACTGGGTCAGGCAAATGTTCCTATGATCGTAACCAACCACACTTATGATGTGATTGGATCTTATGTTCCAACCAAAGAAATGGGTGGTGGAACTGGACTGAAGTATGCTGCCTCCACGATCATCTATCTTGGTAAAAAGAAAGAGAAGGATGGAACTGAAGTTGTTGGTAATATCATCAAGTGTGAAGCTAAGAAGTCTCGTCTAACAAAGGAAGGTAGCAAAGTTGAAACCAGACTCTATTTTGATGAACGTGGATTGGATCGCTATTACGGACTATTGGAACTGGGTGAAGAGCACGGAGTATTCACTCGTAAAGGCAATCGTATCGTTGTTGGTGAATCCTCTGTTTATCCTTCTGTTATTCTTGCCGATCCCGAAAAGTATTTCACAGAAGAAATAATGGCACAGTTGGAAGAAGCGGCGTTGAAAGAATTCTCTTATGGCAACTGAACGTATCGAAGAAACTATCTTGCGTAATCTTCTCTTCACGGAGGAGTATTACCGCAAGGTAGTGCCATTCTTAAAAGCAGATTATTTTAACGAATATCATGAACGCATCATCTTTGAAGAGATTGCTGAGTTCTCCAGTAAGTACGACAAAGTACCTACTCAAGAAGTTTTATCAATCAACCTTCAAAACCGAAACGATCTCACAGATGACATCTTCCAGTCATCTATGTCAACCCTCCGCAGTCTCTCAGACGAATGGGTTGATTTCAATTGGCTCCTTGATGCCACAGAAAAATGGTGTCAAGACAGAGCAATCTATCTCGCCCTCATGCTATCCATCAAGGTCGCAGATGGTGGCGATAAAAAACTATCGAAGGATGCGATCCCAGGTATCTTACAGGAGGCCCTGGCAGTATCTTTTGACGAACACATAGGACACGACTACATTGAACAAGCAGAAGCACGATATGAGTTTTACCACCGCACTGAAGAAAAGATCCCGTTTGATCTCGAAAAGTTTAACTTCATTACCAAAGGTGGTCTCCCTAATAAGACTCTCAACATCGCTCTTGCTGGTACGGGTGTCGGGAAAAGTCTATTCATGTGCCACATGGCTAGTGCCGCCCTCACACAGGGGCGCAACGTACTCTACATTACATGTGAAATGGCAGAGGAAAAGATTGCTGAACGAATTGACGCAAACTTATTGAATGTAAATGTCAAAGATATTGCTGAATTGCCTGAAGTTATCTTTACTTCTAAGGTACAAGAGATCGCTAGAAAGACCAGAGGTAAACTTATTATCAAAGAATACCCAACAGCATCTGCTCACGTTGGACACTTCAAGGCATTACTCTCAGACCTTTCCTTGAAAAAAAGTTTCAAACCTGATATAATCTTTGTAGACTATCTAAACATTTGTGCGAGTGCGAGGTATAAAGGTGCAGTTGTCAATTCTTACACGTATGTTAAAGCGATTGCTGAAGAGCTTCGTGGTCTTGCTGTGGAACATAATGTACCGATTGTCTCTGCTACTCAAACTACTCGTAGTGGTTATGGCAATAGTGACCCTGACCTTACCGATACTTCTGAGTCTTTTGGTCTTCCTGCCACTGCTGACTTTATGTTTGCCCTTATTAGCACTGAGGAACTTGAGCAACAGGGTCGCCTTATGGTCAAACAACTTAAAAACCGATACAACGACCCAACTGCCTCTCGAAAATTCATGGTGGGAATTGACAGAGCGAAGATGAAGCTGTATGATGTAGCAGATGATGCTTCCTCTATCAGTATCGATAGTGAAGATCCTGGCGAAGAGTTCGCCCAATTTACCAAAACCCAAAACCGTTTATCTAAATTTGCTGAGTGGAATGTATGAACATTGATTTTGCCCGTTATGAGAAGTTTGTTGATGCTGTTACTTCAGACGCTTCTACAGACTTTGTTGCTCTTTCTGATCGGCTTGTTGAGCTTGATCGTAAGGGTGCCAATATTGAACGACTGCTTACTGCTGGTGTTGGCATTAACGCTGAAGGTGGTGAGTTTCTTGAGATTGTCAAGAAAATGATTTTCCAAGGAAAACCCTTCAGTGAAGATAACCGAGAGCATATGATTATTGAACTTGGCGATCTGATGTGGTATGTTGCCCAAGCATGTATGGCACTTGAAGTTTCGTTTGAAGAAGTGCTTGAACGGAATGTTAAAAAACTTGAAAAACGGTATCCTGGTGGACAGTTTGACATCTATTATTCCGAGAACCGAGCGGAGGACGACCTCTGACGTGCTATGATGGGGGGACACCTAAATAGGGGTGACCCCCCTTCTCCGTAGATGGCAACGCAGAACAAGCATCTAGAGCACCTGGAGGACGAGCTGATAAATTATGGATACAACGGATATCTCGCCTCCAAAGATCTGATCCAAGGTTTTATTGACGAACTTGGTGGTCGTCCTACTGGTAACGTGAAGGTTACTACCAAATGGGATGGCGCTCCTGCTGTGGTTTGTGGCATTGACCCAGAGAGCGGTCGTTTCTTTGTCGGCACTAAGTCCGTATTCAACAAGAAAGAACCCAAAGTAAATTTTACCGATGCAGATATCGATAAAAATCATGGACATATTCCTGATCTTGCTACGAAGCTAAAGTATTGTCTAAAGTATTTTCCTGAACTGAAAGTCAAGGGAGTTATTCAGGGAGACCTTCTTTTCAGCAAAGAGGATATTCAATCCAAGACTATCGATGGTGATCATTTCTATACGGCAACGCCTAATACTCTGACGTATGCTTGGCCCGTTGATAGTGATCTTGGCAAAGCAGTAAAAGCAGCACAAGTTGGAGTTGTGTTTCACACTTACTATAGCGGTGGTAATACTCTGCTTGAGATGGGTGCTGGATTTGGTGTTGATCAATTCAATCTTAAATCCACCCGCAATGTATTCCTTGCATCTGCTACGGTAGATAACATCAGCGCCAAGTCTGGTTTGACTTCTGCAGAAGAGCGTGTATTGAAGTCTGTAATTTCTGTTGTTAATAGGAATGCTCCTGTTGCCAAGCAGTTTCTTGAAACTATCGCTCATGAAGCGACCAAGCAATTCACTCTTGGTTATACGATGAAGCGTTACACCAACTCCTTTGTGAAAGAAGGTAAGACGATCAACAACACCGCCAAATTCATGAGTGGATTTCAGGCAGCGTTTGAGAAGTCTTTGGTTGAAAAGGTTGAGAGCTTGAAAACGGAGAAGTCTAAAGCACAGTATCGTGACATCCTTGCTAATGGCATTTCTTATCTAGAGGATAGCAAGCGAGCATTCAAAGCATTCATTGTGATGTATAACTCCTTCACGAATGCCAAGAACCTGATCAACTTGAAACTTGCTGCTCTCAGCGACACCCGTGTGTTCCTGCGTAATGGTGATAATTTTGTGGTTACCAAACCAGAAGGTTATGTTGCTATCGTAGATGGCAAGGCAGTCAAGATTGTTGATCGTCTTGAGTTCTCTCGTGCTAACTTTACGTTGGATAAAACTTGGTCTCCTCCAGTTGGTGAAGGTGCTAAGGTTGCTGTATTCACGTTTGGTCGATTTAATCCTCCTACCACTGGACATGAGCTACTG